ATGACAAACATAGCACTAAGAAAGTTAACAAAGAAACAGACTGCACTCGTTGAAGCGTATGTAGCAAATGGTGGTAATCTTACACAAGCGTCACAAGAAGCTGGATACGCTGAAGGCGACAGCGGAAGAGTTACTGCACAGAAGAGTATGAAGCTAGCCCATGTGCAACAGTACATGATGGAAGTAGTGGCAAAGGAGTTTAGTAGACATGCTCCGGCAGCTGTACACCAGTTAGCAGGGCTAGCTAAACAAGCTAAGAGTGAGTACGTACAGCTAGAAGCTAGCAAGGATCTATTGGATCGAGCAGGGTTTAAGCCGATAGATAGATCGCAAGTACAACTGGCAGGAGATATTAAGGTTTCGATTGATCTTGGGTAGGGGGTAGGGGGTTAAAAAACCTCGATAGTTACGTAGCTAGTGGTCCCTCACTCACATGATTAGCGAAAAAAGCTTGAAAAAATATTTGTAATAAAAAGGGTTTTGTAAATGAGTAGATTTGGTGATAAGGTTCCAGAGACGTTTGACAACAGTTCTGATAACGAGACAGCTAAGAAGGCGTTAAAGAGTAGTGGATATACAAAGGAGACTGAATGATGTGTGGTGGTAGTGGCCCCTCGGTGTCTGCAAAAACTGAAGAGTTTTATCAGGCTGGTAAAAAGAACTATGGTGACTTACCTTCCCTAGCATTGGGTGATAGAGTAGAGCGCACTGAAGATGGTATGAAAGATATACCTAAGAAGAAAAAGAAAAAGGACGTTAACAAGTCGGCTACTAGCACAGCTAGGTCATTGTTAATGCCGTATGCGAAATGAGTAAGACTCCAGCGTGGACACGCAAAGCAGGGAAGAATCCCAAGGGTGGTCTTAATGCCAAGGGTAGAGCTTCTTATAAGGGTGGTACTCTTAAGGCTCCTGTTAAATCTGGGGATAACCCAAGGAGAGCTTCTTTCTTAGCACGAATGGGTGGTATGCGAGGGCCAGAGCGTGACTCTAAGGGTAAACCAACTAGACTTCTTCTTAGCCTAAAGGCATGGGGAGCATCGTCAAAAGCTGACGCTAAAGCAAAAGCAGCAGCCATTAGCAAAAGGAATAAGAAAAATGCCTAAAGGGTTATATGCAAACATGAATGCACGTAAGAAAAAGGGTATAAGTAGATCTAAGAAAGATTCTACTATTAGCGACAAGGCTTACAAAAATATGAAAGCTGGCTTCCCTAAAAAGAAAACTTTATTAAAAAAGGATAAATAATGGCTTGGACATTTAAAAATGGTGACCCATATGTGGGTGACACACACGAATTAGCTGGCAATACTTACTCTGGAAAGACGCGTACTCGCGATTCTAAGCCTTTGCTAGAGGTAAAAGAGGCAACAAAGCCTAAGAAAGAACGAAAAACTAGAGCGACACCCTTTAAAAAGGAAAAGTAACCTTGAGTTTTCTAAATACATTGCAGCCTAAAGAGCGCGATACATTGCGTAGGGTGGTGCGTATAGTACATATGAAGCACCATCCTAAAGATTTTCAAACAGATCATGAAGCTGACAAGATTATTGAGGCTATTGGCCCCGAAATTGCAGCTAGAATGATTAAAGTTGGCATAGATAATAAGATATTAGATAAGTGATAGATTTTAAATACAGGCCAGATGGCGAAGTTGTTAAAGCATTCATGAAAGATGATACATTTTTTCGTGGCATTCGTGGGCCTGTTGGTTCTGGCAAGTCAGTATCCTGTTGCGTAGAAATTTTTAGACGCGCACTAGCGCAGAAGCCTAATAAGCAGGGCATACGCCGCAGCAGATGGGCAATAATTCGTAATACAAACCCACAGTTAAAGACTACAACCATAAAAACTTGGCTTGATTGGTTTCCAGAGGAGCAATGGGGCAAGTTTACTTGGTCAGTTCCCTATACACATATGATAAAAAAAGGCGATTTGGAGCTTGAAGTCCTCTTCTTAGCACTTGATAGGCCAGAAGATGTCAAGAAATTGCTATCTTTAGAGCTAACAGGCATATGGGTTAACGAAGCTAGAGAGATTCCTAAGTCAATTATCGATGCATGTACCATGCGTGTGGGTCGTTTTCCTTCTATGCGTGATGGTGGAGCTACTTGGACAGGCGTTATCTGTGATACTAACGCTCCAGAAGAGGATCATTGGTGGCCTATTATGTCTGGCGAAGTACCAGTTCCTGATCATATCCCTAGAGAACAGGCTAAAATGCTAGTAAAACCTGACAACTGGTCGTTTTATACACAGCCTAGCGGTATGATTGAGAAGTTTGACGAGGATGGGGAGATAGATGACTACGTTCCCAACGATGTAGCAGAGAATAGAGAGTATATGCGTCAGGATTACTACCCTAATTTGATACGCGGTAAGACAAAAAGCTGGATTGACGTGTACGTCATGAACAAATTAGGCTCAATTCAAGAGGGTAAACCTATTTATCAGATGTTTGCTGCCGATATGCACGTAGCAAAAGAGGAAATACCTATCGCTGCTGGCGCCCCCCTATACATTGGTATAGATTTTGGGCTTACCCCTGCTGCTACAATGGGGCAAAAGGTACGTGGTAGGTGGCTAATACAGCAAGAAATTGTTGCATTTGACATGGGTATCGTTAGATTTGCAGAGGTTTTACGTCAAGAGATAGCGACTAGGTTCTCTACATGCTCCGAGGTATTTATATATGGCGACCCTGCTGGTGATTTCCGCGCTCAAACTGATGAATCAACGCCGTTTCACATACTGCGTGGTGCTGGTTTGCGTGCTTTTCCTGCTCCTTCTAACTCTGTTGACCTAAGATTAGAAAGTGTTGCGTCACAATTACAGAAAATGACAGAAGGAAAGCCAGCATTTCTTATAGATCCACGTTGTCAGCAGCTAATAAAAGGCTTTGAAGGTGGGTATCAGTACAGACGTATGGAGGTTTCTGGCGAAAGATACGCTGATAAACCTGATAAAAATATGTTTTCACACGTACATGACGCATTACAGTACCAAATGTTAGGGGCTGGAGAGGGCAGAGCCTTAATAAACAACCAGAAACCAGCGACTGCAACAGTAGCAAACGCTTCATTTAACGTGTTTGATAATAGAAATAAGCCACAGCGTAGAAAAGGATTGTGGTCAAGACTCTAAATTGTGCATTGAAAACTTTTCTTTTCTATGCCAACCAATGTAAAACAACCAAGGAGAATAACATGTGTGGTGGTGGTAGTAAAAGAAGCCAAGCTGATATAGATGCTGAAGCAAAAGCTGCAGCGGATGCTCGTATAGCAGCAGAAGATGCAAAGCGTAAAGAAATTGAAGCAAAAGCAGAAAAAAAACGTGAAGATATTGGTGAGGCAGTAGAGTCACGCGCTGAAAGCAAAGCTATGCGTGGCGGTACAGGTCGCCGTTCTTTGTTTAGAGCCGGTGGCGGTGGATTTTTAGATCGGTTTAGTTAATGGATAAAACAGCCAAGCAGTACATACAGAAGTATGAGAAAGCCAAGTCCTTTCGCGAGAACTGGGTTCCGTTGTTCGAGGAGTGCTATGAGTATGCACTGCCTCAACGTGAAAGTTTTTACGCTGAAACTGCTGGGCAAAGACGCGATGACCGCATATTTGACGAGACTGCGGTGGTCGGTGTTCAAGAGTTTGCTAGTCGCCTCCAATCTGGGCTTGTACCTAATTTTGCTAGGTGGGCTGATCTCATGGCTGGTAGTGAAGTTCCTCCAAATCAGCGTGAATCTGTTGATAACGAGCTTGACGAAGTAACAGAATACGTCTTTGAGATACTACAAAACTCTAATTTTAGCCAAGAAGTACACGAATCCTTTATGGATTTAGCTGTTGGTACTGGTGTTTTATGCGTAGAAGAGGGTGATGCGCTCGCTCCTGTTAACTTTTCTGCCATACCATTGCCTCATGTAGTGCTAGATACTGGCCCTGATGATAGAATTGACCACGTTTTTCGTGAAAGAAAGGGTGTAAAGTACGATCATCTAGCTATGATGTACCCAAATGGTACGCTCGATCCTAAAGTTATGAACTATATGGGGTCAGATAAGACAACAACTGTACTTGAAGTTGTATGTCGTGACTATTCTGTAAAGAATGAAGAGGCTTATCTAAGCTATGCGTTCTGTATGACTACAAATACTGTACTAAATTACAAACAAATGAAGGGTAACGGCTCGAATCCGTTTATATGCTTCCGTTGGTCTAAGTGTGCTGGTGAAGTTTATGGTCGCGGCCCATTAATTAACGCATTATCTGCTATAAAAACTACAAATCTTACCATTGAAATGATACTTGAGAATGCACAAATGGCTATCTCTGGCATATACCAAATGGAAGATGATGGCGTAATAAATCCAGATACAATACAGTTAGTCCCAGGATCTATCATACCAAAAGCTATGGGTTCTAGCGGATTGCAGCCTATTCGAGCAGCTGGAAACTTTGATGTAGCCCAGTTAGTGCTTGGAGATATGCGCCAAAATATAAAACGTGCGTTATATAACGATATGTTAGGCAACCCAGACAAGACACCAGCGTCAGCAACAGAAGTAGCAGAGCGCATGGCAGACCTTTCTAGGCGTATGGGTGCTGCTTTTGGTAGGTTACAAGCTGAATTGGTACAACCTGTACTACAGCGCGTTATTTACATCCTTAAAAAGCAAGGACGCATAGATGTACCAACAGTAAATGGACGTGAAGTTAAAATACGTTCTGTATCTCCGCTAGCTCAAGCGCAATCTAACCAAGATATTTCTAGTGTTGGTCGCTTCCTTGAGATGGTCGCTGGTACATTTGGGCCAGAGATGTTGCAGCTACTTATTGATGGTGAGCAAACAGCTATACATTTAGCTAAAAAGTTTGGTGTTCCTGAAAGCTTGATTCGCGATGAAGAACAGCGTAAACAAATAGCTGCATTAGCGCAACAAATGGCGCAACAACAAGCGCAGCAACAACAGGGTGAAATGATTGAACAGCAAGGTTAATATTGGAGTCGATGGTTATCAAAGAGCTACAAGTCAAGATCTACAGATAAGCCAGAATATTGCTGAAACATTTAGTACCCCTGCTGGTGAGGCTGTCTTAAAGTATTTGCGTTCCGTTACTATTGAAATGGTACATGGGCCTAATGTGACTACAGAAGAACTGCGGCATCATGAAGGTCA